GCGTGAAGGACCATCCGTCCCCGGATTTTTTAACGAAGGCTTGCATACCCTTTTGGTTGGAGAGTGGTAACTTATGCCACTCTTCATTCTCACCGACTTTCCGAATTTCCGCGTCAAGAGTAACCGAGGTAGCATCCATACCGCCTGTATCATTGGAGTAATACAAGCCATTAGGGAAACTGATGGTTAACTCGATAGCATTGCACGCGTCCCCCTGCACACGTTGCGTGCTCCACCCGGTTTTTAATTCGTAATTGAGTACTTGGTCCGCATAGTTATCATTGAAGTTAGGGATAACAGTTTGGTCATTGGTACCTAGTCGGATATCTACCTGCACATCCTGGTAGTTGCTAACAGGGTTAGCATTGATACGGATATCCTCGATTTTGGATAACTCACCTTCACCGGCACAATATAAAAGGTTGAGGTACTGCTTTTCGCCGTCACTGATAATGTGACGAGATAAGAGAAGCCCTGCGCTCTTCATACGGCCGTACGTAACGGCTAGCGGGTACCCTTGCCCGGTTACAGTTTTAGCCCCTCCCCATCCATAGGTATTAGCCTGTGCTGAGTCCGTATGAGACCGGTCAGCCTTTGGCTGAGTTAACTTATTGACCAGCATATTGCCAATCATACCAATGGCCATGGAGAGTACTGTACGCCAAATTAGACTTTGGATACCGAAGATGGCGCCACTGGCGATACCACCGGTTGCAATACTAAGGCCTATAGATAAGATGATTCCAAAGAATTTGCCATCAATCTGTGGCATGGCCACGATATAATCGCCATCGTTAACAATGGTATCCAGCGTTGCCTCTTGCCCATTAATGGAGTATACCCAGTCGCCATCTTGCTTAGCATAAAAGCTTAATGGCATATCCGCCTTATAGGGGCGGTATTGTGTTTCATGCTGATCCGGTTTAAACGGATTTCTTACAAGCACTACATTAATCATCGGCTACTCCTTTCTGTCATAAATATGTTTAAGCCTAGGAACGTATTTCGAGATATGTTCGATACATACACCGCTTGGCTTAGTTGCGTGAATGAACCTTCCATCTCCTAAATACACGCCTACATGGTCGAGTTCCTTGCCTTTTAACGAAAAGACCAGGACACTGCCCTCTGTTGGCTCCTTGACCTCTTGCCACTCGTCCATAGGAATATCTGTATAGTTTGGAAGTGTAACACCGTTACGGCGATACACCTCGGCCACTACATCCCAACATTTAAGCTCCTCGAATGGAGTACCAATCATATCGGTCATATCACTTGTTAGATGCATACAGACCTCCCTGTGGAATCGTTGGTTCGCCTCCGAATCGAACGCTATTACCTAGCGCCCGACATCGTGACAAAGTCTTATTACACTCGGTCTCGGTGCCCTTGTATCCACACTGGACCCCCTTGAACTTGAAAGGGCAAAAGTCCTTCATGATGCGGACCAATGGAAACCGACGCGTGAAACTAAAATCCGTACCTAGTGTGAACTCCATCCATTCTGCATTAGCAACGGAGCCGGTAATAACGAAGTGTTCTTCTACCTCGCACACATTCGGTACATTTGTATTTATTACACGAACAATGACATTCGCACCGGTGAACCCTTGATTATCCTCTGCCAGGCGTTGGATCGTCCGTGTCACGTTGGACACGGACAATTTCACATTTGGAAGGTCGGTAGAGTTATGGTTGACGTCCGCTAATTTGAATGGGAACGCGATATACTTGTTCCCTTGAAAGGTGATATCCTCTGTGTTATACACGAGCCGGACGATATCGCCTTTGTATTCAATATCAAGGAGCATGAGCCATACACCTGTGGCGTCTATTTTGTTTTTCTCCAAGATAGATGCAGTTGAAAGTGTTAACATGTTATGCCTCCTGTAATTTCACAGTACCAACCCATATGCCGTAGTCATTCGCTGCGAAGTCTAGCTGATCACTGAATCGTACCTTGATAGTTTCCTTCGTTTCAGGATTCGTCCAATCGAATACCGTCGAACAATTAACTTCATCGAAAAACGCCCTGAGCCGTAAGTACTCGGAGGTAGGCACTTTATAATTCACGTTGTACGACCGTAGGGCCTTAGTAGTCTTACGGCGACTAATAATCGTCATATTCTCCACTTGGCCTTTATATGTCATATCTGGTGTAGTTTCTTGAATTGGATATATTGGATATCTAATGTTTGGAAATGTTGCCATGATTAACCTGCGGCTGCTTTAATCGCATCCCGCGCACCTCCTTTATTATTTGTTACGGCTTTAACCATTACATCAATGATGTAGTTTTCTCCATCAAATCTCGAGCTTTGTTGCTCAGATTCAAGGGCTTGGCCAGATTGGTTGATGATGTTAACAGTGACGTTATTCCCCTGATTACCTCCCAGCATCTTACGAGTTTGACTAGCATTATAGATACGATGTGAAGAGTTGAACTGTAAGAGCTCTGGACCATTTTCACCAACCAGAGTCATCCCTGCGGGAGCGATACCACCGCTTGCAAACTTACCCATACTGTTGCCAGTAAATGCAGCACGGAAGGAACCACCACCAGAGAAGGAAGATACGTTCCCGCGTCCTATCCCTATATTTCCTATGCCTCCAGCCACGCGACCGAATAGGCTTTGTAACTTAGGTTGTAAATATTGTTGGAAGGATAGGTTCACCATCATCTTGATAATGCTGTTAGTCATATCCTTGAATATACTAATGAGTCCCTTACTGAAGGACTTCGTACCTGTGGCCATAGCCTCGAGATTATTCGTCCATGCCGAGTTGATAGAACTCATCGTACTATCAAAAGTCGATTTAGCTAAATCAGCATAATTGGTAGTCTCTTGCTTATATTGACGTGCAGCTTCTTGTAGGCTTGTTTTAAGACTGCGACCTGCGAGTTCCCATAGCTTTTGCTGAGCTTCAACTAGGTTCTTCTCAATCTGTAAGCGTTGAGTAGCGCTTAGTTGAGCTTCATTTAATTCAGATTGAGCATAGGAGATATAAGACTTAAGTGACTCATCAAGTACCTTGTCTGCATCCTCTTGAGATACACGGCCAAGCTTCACTAAGTTGGATTGCTTATCTACATCTTCGTTGAGTTGCGTGTAGGCTAACTCACGAATCTTCTGATTAGTTTCAGCAGTAAGCTTTAGCTTCTCAGCATTAGCTTTCTTCTCAGCGAGTGTTTTATCCCCAACTGCTTTTGTATACTCGCGAATGTTATCGTCAATCTGAGCTTGTTGAGCTTCAGATTCAGCCTTGATAAGTTGCAAGCGATCGCCAGTACGTTCAAGGTCTAACTTGACGATATCCTCGTTCATCTTACGAACACGTATTTTTTGATTACGGTCAGCTTCAGCTAATTTCTTTTGGTATACTTCCTCATTTTTAGCCTTAGCTTCTGCGACTAAGTTGGAATCAGCAAGTGCTTTAGCATTAGCAATTTTGAGCGCATCATTAGAAGCCCCAGTAGGAGCACTGCCACCATAAGCCTTCGCATATAGTGCAGTATCTACATAACCTGTTACAGCGCCGAAGTCACCTTCAATAGAACTAGATTGAAGTACTTGACCAGGGCCTATACCACCAGGTCCGTGAGAGTTAGCCCCAGTATAACCACCATTACCATCAGCAATGACTACATGGTTATCACCAAGTACTACGACACCATCGCCTGCTTTAGGAACGTATCCATCGCCTGGGTCGTGCCACGCACCAACCGCTCTTGAATCACGCATAATATCTGGTACATATCTAGCAGTACTAACCCCGAATGATGCTCTAATACTATCTGCGAATAGCTTACCGCAGTCTGTAGCCCAGTCGCCTTCAGCACCTAATACGTACTTCTTGCCTAATTGAGCGTTGGCTGCATCTAATACGCCAGAGGCTTCACCGCTACCACCACCTACGCTATTAAGTCCTGCGGCGGAACGAATAATATCTCGAATGTTCTTATTATTCGATTCGTATTGATTCTTAGCGTTGAGCTTATCGATTTCATATTGACTGCCGTCAATCTCCAAGGATTGAAGTGTTAGGCTTCGAATCATATCGTTAAGACGTTCCACGGAGCTTGCTAATTTTTCCGCCGCTTGTTCTGCTTTCTTAGCTGCAGCTTCTTGGGCTTTCGCCGCTTTGCCGGCTTCCTCATTAGCCTTATTAATTGCTTCGTTATTAGATAGGCCGTTCTTAGCATTCTCGATTTCTTGGTCTAATTTAGCCTGTTCTTCTTCAGCTTTCTTCTTCGCCGCATCAGCTTCTTCCTTAGCCTTCATCGCAGCATCGATTTGAGCGCCTTCCTCTTTCGTCGCTAGGCGGTCATTTTTAATCAAACCGAAGAAGGAACTATCCTCAACCCAATACCGGCCGTCATGGTTCGCCATGTAGGCTTCACTTGTACCTTTATCGGAATTAAGGTTCCTATGGGCCTTCATGCCGTTGACTTCAACACCCAGGTCAGTACCTTTGGTACGTTCCTTATATCGATAGTCAAGTAATGCTTTACCAGCCAACGCAATAGCACTGGCCAAAGCTACCCAAGGGCCTGCAGCTGCTAGAGTGGCAAGTCTCATGAATTTCAATGCCGTCGTTACGGACTGAATTACAGTAACAGCGATGCCAGCCTCAAAACTAAATTTCACTACCCCCGAGATAGCTTCCTTTTGTTCGGAGGCCATACTACTATAGGACTTTGTTAAGTCGATAGCCCATTGCGTGTAGTCCATGATGACAGGCAATAACTCTTGGCCAATCATGATGGCCAAACGTTTGCCGGTCTGTTCCATGTCCTTTAATTGGCGATTGAACTGCGCTGATTTCTTAGCCGCTTCATCGTCAATAATAAGGCCCATAGCACGTGCCCGGTCCTCGACTTGCTTCATCGCCTCTGCAGACATATTCAACATGCCATGGAGTTGGTACCCAGTCTTACCAAACAATTCCATTTCGACGCGAGTTTTTTCCGCACCATCCTTCATGCCTCTTAGGCGTTCTTGGATAATCTGGAATACTTCAAGAGTGTTCTTCCCTTGAATCTGATCAATACTAATCCCTAACCGACTGAACATATCGGTCGCAAGTTTCCCCTCTGCGGAGGCTGTTTGCATTTTGTCTTGAGCGTTGGATACTGCTTTCGCAAACTTGGCAAACGCCGTAGTGCTTACGTCGGTAGCTACGCCCATATAGTTGGCCACGGAGATAAAGGTACTAGCTTGCTCAGCAGTAGCCCCTGTTAAGGACTGCATTTTCTTAACAGATAAATTCCAGTCGAGCGCCTCTTTGGCAAGCTTGGAACCTAGACCGGTGATACCTGCACCCGCTCCAATGGTCAACATTTCTGTTTTTAATTTTGCGAGCTCAGCAACTGTACCCTTAGAGGCGGCTGCGATTTTTTCTAAACCGGCTTGCGTATTCTTATCGGTCAGTTGCACTACGATATCTACTACATTATTCGACATCCTTATTCATCGCCTCCATTTCTAATCCCTCTAATATCCACATGAGGTTGAATAACATCGGACCCAGGTTGATATTATTCATTTCCGCAACTGTACGAATAGCCGGATAATCGAATCCTGCTAACCCTCCTGTGTGATATATGCGTTGACTGCGTGATAGGGTATACAGTTTCATAGCCAATTTTGTACCAAATAATAGGTGCGGAGGATTGTATTCACACTCCGAACAGTCGAAGGACTGCCGGGTGGTGGATTGTAGTTCCCTACACCCTTGGCAATACTTCGGACGGTCAGAGGACATCCACCCCCACACCTCTTTTAGTTTTTTTCCGTTGCGTCTTGTACCTGAAATGTAGCTGTGATAACTTTACCTGCAAAGTCCATAGCTTCCTTATCAGATACAGTATTAAGGTCCTCATCACTAAGGCCATATACATCCATCAAGATGAACCGCATAATGTCACGGCTACGAATGATACCTGCTAGTTGATCATCTTCTTCGACTGGACAATATACGAAGTCCAATCCTGCTTTAATCAACATTTCACGTTCAGACCATGTGAGGGCTCTTGCTTTTAGTTCCTTACCTTGAATCTTCATATTTACCTCCTATTAATACGCTGCTTGCGTATTAGTTAATTCGAATAGCACAGCGGATGCCTCAGCATCATCCCCGTAGTATGCTTTGAACGGCATTTCGATGTTAACGCCTTTAGGACCATCGATACCTGGGGAGTTACGCTCGTAAATCAATTCAGGTAATTTGATAACCAAGGAGTTATCACCTTTGGTGAGTGTCAATTCAAGGCTAGATTCTGTACCATTTACGGCTTTGTTCAAAAGGTCCATGTTTTGGAAAAACGCTTTCAATGTGCCAGATACACCGACGATACCTGTATCGATATAGGTACGGAACCCTTTATTACCGATAGCGTAGGAATCACCATCCAAGCCGAAATCAATGTTAAGGCTTAGAGACAATACGTTAGCAACTGTCACGCCACCTTCTTTGATTGTAGCTTCAAGATTTTCAAATGGTGTAAACGCAATTTGAGTAGGTGCTGTATCGAATGGCACTGCCGCCATTGTTTCCTTACAGCCCATCACATCAATAGTAGCTGTTAACTCGGAGTCACCGCCAAAGTTAAGCGCCATCTTATTCATGCGAACGCCACTAAACTGTTGATATGTGCTGATATCCTTATAGCCTTGCTCGAATGTAGCGGATGGCATATCCGGACCAATTTTGAACACGTGCTTATGCGCGGATCCTGCCCCGGCTGTAGAAGTTGGAGCACCGAAAGCGAGTTTCAACCAATAGCCGAAACCGATTACATCGACTGGTGGTGTAATACTGCCGGATGCATCGATGTTACCACGGCTAGGCGCAGCTGGATTTCGTGTGCCTCGAATTACATTAGAATCATTTAGATTTTGACTTGCTTTTAAAGAGGAACTAATGATTGGCATAACCACGCCGCCGGTAGACGGTGTAACACCAAAGTCAGTCTCAAAAGCCATTGTTAGTTTGGATTGTGCGCCTTGCGCACGTTTAGCTACTGCCATGTTATCCTCCTATTAATATTCAACGTGACCGCCGATTACGTGCGGTATTTCTATTGTGAATGTGGCCTTGCCTGGATACACAGGGCGCCACGATACATTATCCGTTTCATAGTCAATGTTAATGACTGGATAATTAGGGTTGACGGCCATAATACATTCAATGAGTAACTGGCCGAGTTCATCGGTTTCAAATGCCCCGGTATAGGTAATGACACGGCCATTACGTTCCGATTCCTTCCGATGTACTCCCCATACGAGCTGGAGTATATACGAATAGGAATCTGCAAGCCCTTCAGACTTACTATCCATAAGGACAATAACGCATGGGCAATCCTCCTCGAGGGGAGCCCCTGCATCGTCATACCCTACAAATATGGATAGGTCCTTACCGTACTTTTCTTGACAGAACTCATTGATACGATCATTATCCTTAATAGCCTCAACCCAACGGTTCGCAATCACTGCGAGTGGAATTGTTTGCATACCTACCTCACTTTGTATACTCGATTACTAGAGCCCCATGAGGTATTACCGAGTGCGTACTCACCGATTTTCTTTTCAAGGAACGGTACGAGTTTAGGTTGAAAGGCGTTACGCATCGGGCCGAAGGTTTCACGAGGTTTAATGGTGAAGGTCGTTTTCCCCTTGGCCAACTGGAACCCATGCGCAAATAATTTCTTGCGCATGTTCTCTGTTATTTCCTTGGTGTAGCCCTTCTCTATCTGTTCCCCTAATTTCTTAGCAGAATTAGATAGCCACCCAACTTTGACCGATTCAGACTTAGCGTCGTACTGGTACCCTACGGCTCGGTACATCTTACCAAGAGGCGTATACCCAACTGTGCCGGCTTTTACACCACTCGCAATAAGTTCATCACGAGACTTATGCGTCCAACCTTCGCGGTCAGCCTTACCACCTTTTCTGTAGGCTCTTCTAACTTTAGCGCCGAATGCTGCTTCAAGTTGTGCCCTCATGGCCGGTGGCATGAAGCTAGCATACTTCTTACCGCCTGGCGCTCCGGATTTGATGCCTTCCTTAATGGCTTTGGACATCATGAAGCCCATAGACTTCATTGCCTTACGCATCCAGTCTGGTTTCGTCTTAGCGATAAATTCAAGATACGGTGTAGCTCCATCATTAATGGTGATAGGCTCATTACTCATGGTCTCACCGTCCTTACATTGGCCACGATTTCTAGGCAGTGCATCCTATCATCGCTATCAGAAATATGATCTACGTACCACTTCTTGCCATGGATATATATTTCATCCTTCGTCTTAGGTAGTGGTATGTCCTTGGTACGTACCCAAATCTTCGCTTTATCTGCTAGTCCAGTTACGAACCCTGAACCCTTGCCATCGTACTCACCGATTTCCACGCTCGCCTTGATGGTCTTACCTTCATATGTGATTTTCTCACCAAATGCCCCCAGGAGGACGTTTTCATCGTATGTATACATATTTGTACCTCATAGGTTTAACGGGGGCGTATGGCCCCCGTCATCCTCATAATATGGCTATTACTATGCGCCAACTTTGACAGCTTGCACTAGCATAACGGTAACAGTATCTTGTGTAGCAGTTTTAGGTGCTACTGCGATACCCAATGGTTTACCGCCAGTTTTAACAGCTTTATCTGTCAAGAAGTTAACTACGTCACCGACTTCAAAAGTATCGGCTTTGTTAGCAATTACTTTGAATACGCCAGTTACTTTAATGGCACCGACTTCACCTTGTTTCATATCAGTGATAGCCACGCCATGAAGTGCACCGGCTTCAACAATGTTACCGGCTTTGACTTCTGCAATTGCAGTAATGTCAATGCGGTCAGTTTCTTGTACGAATTGTGTCATCATATATCGTTACCCCCTAATTATTTACCAGCGTTTTTATATAAGCCACGGAAATCAAGAGCACGCACACCTACGTCTAATGCGACTTTATATTCGATACCATCCACATCAAAGCCTTGACGAGTTTCTAAGCGTGGAGCTTCTACACCGTTCAAGAATGTAGTTTCAATCGTATCGTGTTGAGTTGCATCCGCTACTAAGTACCATGCATCTGGGTCAGTGATTTCTGCATCAGCGATAACCGTGAATCGACCTTTGTATGGGTTAACTACACCGGAGTTAACACCTGCCACATCTGCGGTGGAGTTCATGAGTTGGTATGCTACCATTTCAAGTTCAGGTGGAACGATTAAGTATTTAGGCGTGATGTTAAGTGTAGCAGTGCCTTGGATACCCTTTTGACGGCGCATAGCAGTTACTGCTTTAGCAATAGCTTTAACAGATAATGCCTCGCCTGTGGATGCAACGTTACCATGTTTGCTGTTAAACAATGCAACGCCATCGTCCATCACTACGTCACCTGTCAATTGTGCGTACACCATTTTGTTCACCAAGCGTTTAGCCGCGGACCCGAAACGAGTTGCGATAGCGGAGAACATACCAAGGTCATCGTTGATGATAGCTTGACGAGTTAAGCTGAATAATTTGCCGTATGTAGCGACTTTAGTTCGTGCGGAAGCTTCCTTGAATGTCATAGCTTTGAATTGGCTACCTTCTGGAACTAATTCCAAATCGCCTGCTTCAGATAATGCTACGCGTGTAGCTTCCTTGAAGTCGCGGTTAGAGCCTTTACCCGCCCATAATTGGTACGTAGTTTCTGCTTCATTAAATCCGTTCATTACGGATTTATTTGCCAAGTTAGACATGATAGCAGGGAATGTGGATGTGGAGTTAATCGCTTCACGAGCCAATTCCAAGTTATCGCCAAAGTTAGCACGAAGGCCTTCACGTTGTAATGCTTCACGTGCTAATTCAACTAAGGAATGTGCACGTAATTCGTTAGCACCTGGTGCCGGTTCAGCTACTTGAATACCTGCCGCCATTAATACTGCATCTTGTGCAGCTGCACGGAATTTATCGGATTCAGATTCGCCCATTTTAACGGACACGCCTGTGTTACGTGCACGTAATTGGTCCATTACCATTGCACGTGCTTCGTCAACGGATTTGCCCAATACGATTGCTTCGTCTGCGCCTTCAACGTCGAAGTCGCGGAACATAGCAGTGATTTCGGAAGTACGTTTACGTTCTTCTTCCATAGCTTTCGCCAATTCATCTTTTGTGATACCGCCTTCAACTGGAGCGGATTTCACTTCTGGAGTTTCAGTCAATTTTTCTTTTTCATCCATACCTTTGTTTTCCTCCTGTGTATCAATACTTGTATGAATTTGAATATCATCTGCACTGCGACCTACGCCGACCGTAGGGTCTGCAGGTACGGATGCAATGCTGATTTCTAAAGGTTCCCAATCGGTGATGACGTATGCAGGGCCTGTAAAACGGCCATTCGTGGATGTAGTACTATCATCTTCTAACACTTCATAGCGTTTAATAGAGTAACCAACGCTAACACCTTGAAGCGTTCCGGATTGGACTTTCTTGAATATGGCATCGGATTGTTCATCTTCGTCAAAGCGTACTAGCGCTTTACCTCGATTATCTTCAATCCACACCTTTTCAATGTGCCCCACGACCGCATAACGATCATGGTTAAATAGCACGGTGCCTAAGCCATCGTTAAATCTATCGAGATTGATACATTCTTCATCATGGCAAAGGATTTCATCGCCGAACCAACGGCCATATGGCGTTTCGGAGGAGAAGGAAAGTTCTACCGTCCGATTGTCGGAGTCGACTTGGTCAATCGTAGATTCACGGCAATAGTTACCATAAATGCTACGTTCTTCATTTTCGTCCATGGTTAGCCATCAGCTCCTTCCTGTGATTGTTGGACGTTATTGTCACTATCTGGGTCCATCAATGGTTGCAACTCACTGGAATAATCTAGTAACACTCCGAGCTCCTTGGCTCTATCCTGTTCGAGTTTCCGTTGTTCAAGAACTTCCTCCCAATCACGCCCAGATGCTGCGCACACATCCTCTAAGGTTGTAAGGCCAGATTTGATGGCTTCCTTATTAGCCGACACTTCCTTAACTGGGTCTATCCACGACCAACCTGGTGCAAGCCAAGATACTTCTTGGTACTTGTCCTTATTCGCCAAGTAGTCAGATGGTAGTTCACCGGCTAGGTACAATGCGTCAATAAAGGCTTTCCAAATCGGCATACAAAAGTGTGCAATAACAAATTCTTGCCATTGTCGGAAGGTCTTTTGGTCCTCTAACAGATTTTGCCTTGCTGCTGAGAAGTTACCAGATATATTACGAGCCACGATATCCGCGCTCATTCCTAGACCGGAGGATATTCTCCGTGTCTGAGTTGCCGAGTATTCACTCGCAGTCCCTGCATTACGTTTAGGGTCTGCGAACTCAATAGATTCACCAGGGCTAAGGTGTCTAACCATGCCTGGTGCTAGTGTCATATTAGGACGCCCTTTACTATCCCTAGGTAGCATCGCCGTTTGACGTGCTGAATTTTGAGACGTAATGAACGCGCTATAACATGCGGATACACGTGCAGCAATTAAATCTGCGTCCATGTATTCATCAATATCGTGGATACGGCGAAGGACTAATGCCAGGTGACTCATCCCTCGAAGTTGAGAGGTGCGAGTCGGCTTGAATAGTAAGAACGCCTGGTTAGTAGTTAGCCGTAATGCGTCGAAACTGCGTAACCCCATTGGATCGCTTTGATATACGTGATACGCAACTGGTCTCCCATATTCGTTAACCTCCACGCCGTTGATGATGTTATTCTTTCCATTTTGTAAGCTAACCGCGCCGATATTCTCCGCTTCAATCAATTGAATTGATAACGGAAGATATTCGCCTTGTGCGGTTTTATTAACTAGAATTTCACCGTCATACAGCATCCGTCGTAGCGCGATAGACTGTAATTCATAAAAGTTAGACATACCTCGGACATCCGCGTTTTCAGCTTCAGTCCATTTTGCCCATGCTTTTTCGATTTTGTTGTTAAGGTTCGTATTTAACTTACCTTTGCCGCTTCTTACCTTCGCCTGTGGCTTAATTCCAACGCCGATTACATTACGGATCAACGCCGTAACTACAGACTCTGCTAAGTCGCTGTTCATTTCAGCTGCACGCGCTCGACCTCGAATAAGGTCACGTGCACCGGTGGCCAACTGTTCGGCTGTGCCATAAGCAGGTTGCCAGTCACTACTCAATCGGTCCATTGACGCCGCATCATATTGGCGGATAGCCTCTCGTGCTGCGATACGATTAAGCGCCCTTTCCGGGCTAACCCAACCGATTACCTTATCTAAGATATTCATCGTCCACCCCATGTTACGTATGCATCACTTTGGAAGCCGTTTGCTTCCTCATGAACACGTTGCATTAACGTTTGTTCGCGTGCGTATAACACAGGAAGGTCAATCGCTTTGAACCGTTTACCGCCAATCTGTAACTCGGAGTATCCTTTTGTTTCGATATCCTCGATAACTTCACGGATACGGTCCAATTGTTCGTTTACATCGCTCATGGTTCACCTCCTTATCTAAACCAATGGTTCGTATTTCCCATTCCTACACCGTAGTCGATATCCTCGGTTACGGAATTGGATTCTTCGTATTCTTCGGGTTCAGTTAAATACTTCACCCCTGCAATGTCTGCTACCGCAGCATTGTATGTACATGTATCTAGCAAGTGATTCGTAGGGTGACCCGTGAGCGGTTTCCACTGCACCGTAACTTCACCCGTTTTCACGTTGCGGATTTCTTGTTTTTCTTCCGACCTGAGATGGTCGGTATATTCCTGAGGACAATCCTTGAACAGATGGATTGTACCTACCTCATCAGTTGGCCGTACCATCCGTGCAAATATAAAGTCCTTCCAGTAGTCCGTGTTAAGGACGTACAATTTAAGGCCTCCAATAACGCCCTTCTCAACACTTGACATTGAGTACGGCGCCGTTAGGGTCTTATGATTTGACGAACCTTTTAACGGAATACATATTTCAGGGAATCGTGCACAGAATTGGTACACCTCATCGGTTCTGAAACCTGAGTCAATGCCCGCCTTCATCACCTGTCTAGGTTCGCCGTATTCTGTTGGATATTCCCTGTTGACTATGATCTCCTCTAGGTCATCCCATGTACTGGCTTGGCCATAATCGATAAGATAGGACTTGACGCCTGGCGCATAGGCCCTAACCTCCCACCAGAAGTGGTCAAGCTGTACGTCAACGCTAGCGATAAGTAGCGTTGCCTTATCTGGTACTACGCCACGCTCATAGGTTGATTCCGTGAAGTGTAGCGTTTGCGTGCTTTTCGTCTTAGCACTTCGCCAAGGCTCTGCTAGCCATGAGTTGATAAAGTTCATAAGCTGGTCCGGGAAGTCCTTTGATGTAAAGAACTCGTACGCAACTTTCCCAAAGGCTATCCATGGAGAGTATAAGGACGATAAGTGGTATCCAACCGAACGCACTCGACAATCGGGTTCGTTTTCGGTTCGCCATTCTCCTTTACGGAGCATATCCATTTTGTGTTTATCGTGAATCGCTTTCTTACAATGCGCGCACTCATAATAGGCGGTGTCCCTGATGCGGTCCTTATTGCCTTTAGCCTCATCGGGCCATTTAATCTGTTTGAACACGAGCTTTTGATACTCACCACAGTGTGGGCACGGTACGTAGTACTCTTTCTGTGCGTGAGCCTGCTTGAAAGCAGTCCAGATATTGCCATTTTCAACTGTTGGAGTTGATACCATCACGTGTTTGGCATCAACGAACGTTTTCGTACGTTCCGTTGCCAACTTAATTGGATTGGCTTCCTTACCGGAGAATACCGGGTACTTATCGACTTCATCGAAGAACACATACTTGATAGCCCTTGACGCTAGACTCGATGGAGAGTTAGCACCGGACAATACCATGTAGTTTCCTGTGTTGAAGTTGAGTTCTAACTTTGAACTTGCGTTTTCGTTGTACATGTTGGCCAGCGGTTCTGTGTTCGTGATCATTGGCTGAACACGTTTTTCGCTATTGAACTTTGCCAGCATATCTGTTGGATACACCATCATTACTGGTGCTTTTGATTGGTGGAGTGCGAACCCTATCATGTTGAGTTCAGCTTCGGTCTTACCAATCTGTGCACCGAAACACAGTACAATCGATTCAATCAAATCGTTATTGAGCATATCCATAGGCTCTCTTAAATATGGAGTACGGTGCGTGTGCCAGGGTCCGGGTTCTGCACTAGTGCTTGGGAGTACTCTGAACTTATCGGCCCATGTGGAAACGGTGTACCGCTCCGGAGGCTTGAAAGCTGCGAGTTCTTGCGCTGTCCACGTAAACGAAGTACTAGAATTGTGCGATGAATTGTAATGACATTGTTTATTCGGATTCCTGGAATCTTTCGAATTAACTTTTCTTCGCTTTCGTGTAGACGCCGTCGCGCGCGTAGCTTTCGAGGTACTCGTTGACACACTCATTCACCGTCCTCTCTACAATCACCCTTGTTTCTGCATCTGGAAATTCTTTGCTAACCGCTTTGGGTAACAGCCCAAGGGATGATTTCAATTCATTAACGCGTCCAGTCCATTCCCGAGTTACGTCCTCGACCGCAATATACTGGCCCTCAAGAACTTCGTTCATTCGCTTTTCGCGTTTCGCTTTGGCTTCCTTGTAATCCGCCTCAGCTTCAAGTTTTCTTTGAGCTGCGGATTTCGTTCCGTCCTTATCCTTGGACATGCCAAGCCATACAAGAACTTCACGAACGTTCCACCAACCCGTTGCCACCTTCGGCATACCTGCACGATTGTGGCGTGATATCATTTCCGGACCGAGGTCCAGAATTTGGCATAGTACTTTTGTGGTGACAATGATCTCGCCGTTGTCATCGAACTTGACTTTGGGTCTTTCCGTGGCCATTTTGGACCTCCTTCCGTAAGTGTCTATTGGTAGGGTACTTTCTACTTGAAAAAATTTTTCACATGCGGACAAACATCGCGCGGAGGCGACCACCGGCGATTTTCCGTCGAGGAAGTACCTTTTTGTTTCAAAAATTTTAAAAATAATTTCAATTCTATTTAGGGTATTTCTTTTCTAATTAAAGCTAACAAAAAGGACTACGTGGTTGTTCGTAGTCCTCAATGCTTCGCTTCATGTTTGGGCTACTGCCCAGGAGAGAAGTGTAAGTACATGAAAGGTATCACTATGAACTACCCTACAGTGCGTGGACACGGCGCTCGTTTCCGTATCCACACCCATAAGGTACCACAAAGTGCAACTATCATTTCATATCATGTTTTAGAAATTTTCAAAAAGTTTGCAAAAAGACTTGACAGCCATCTTTCTGATGCGGTAGACCTGGGGCTCGCTATAGTTCATAGCCTTAATGACGTCCTTCATGCCAAGGCCGAAGTAGTAGCGATACTCAAGGAATGTACGCTCACAATCGCTAGGCACTTGATGGATGATAGCCCATAGCTCATATCGTTCCCTTGATAGCCGCCTTGACTCTTCAAGTAGATCACGATACGCCGTCTTGAGATTTAGCTGTTGCTCTTCGGTGATAGGGTACTCACTTCGTGCTTCTTGCTCCAGACGTTGCAAGTGCGCCTCGACGTCGGTTAGTCGCCTGTGACTATCCATCAGCCTTTGCAGTTTGCTTATACCAGGATGTGCCCCCTTACTCGTACGTTTACCCATACGTTCACATCCTATCAATACTATCCTGTGTCATATGTAATCCATCCCTTCTACAATTTTGTACAGCTCATCGACTTCATCCTCTATCGATTCCAATGTATCGGTAGCTTCATCCCAACGCTCGTCGTGATACCAAGGATACGAATAGGTCTTATCATCGAACTGGTCATTACCAGCTTCCTTATATTCACGAATGACTTCTTCGCTTCGTACATATGCCATCTCGTACTGTTCCTCCAAGTAATTAACATATCGAACAGTAACTATGTATAAGTCATCCAGGTAATGCCCGTGGTCGTGTAGCAGTTTCTCAAAACTTGCACTGGTATGCATAGGCTACTCTCCAGTAATCCAACTTAAGAACACGCCTGCCTTTGCTAGGTCCTGAACTTCTTTCGCCGGATCCTTACGACCTGCTCGAAGGGAATACTTTAATGCGTTACCCTTGCACCAACCTTTAAACTCTTCCGGCGTCAATACCGCACGAATGACGTCAACGCTTTCAACATCTAAACCTGGCAGTGTGTAATGCTGTGGATGATGTACCGCATCGTTCATTGTATCTGTAGGCTTACCGTCGGCTACTGATACACCAATCGTAGGTGCTTCAGCTACTACCGGCTTAGCCTCAATATTTCCATACTGCTTAGCCTTCTCTTCTTCCGTCGCTACGACGACTGTTGGCTTTGCTTTAGACTTTGAAGAACTAACTTTCATCTGTGGCTTCGGCTCATGTTTCAAAGCTTCTCGACATTCCGGACAATTGACAGCAGGTCGACCTTTGCCAGTTTGCTCGAACTCCTTACCACACACCTTACAGGTAGTCATCTTAGGTGATGTCTCTTGTGTAGTAGGCGGCTCTTCTGTCTTTTTACTGTCTTTTACTGTCTCCGTTCTGTCTTTGCCTTTAATGATACTCATGATATCGTTGAACCCTTCCTTACAGGTAGGGCACTCTTGTTCGTTACCGGTAGCCTTGAATAGGCTTCCGCAGGTCTTACATATTCTGCTCATAGTGTTATCCTTTCACATATTTATCAATCCGTGCCTTCAACGATTGAAGGACATATTCTTGTGCTTCGTCTTTCTTCTCTAAGGCTTCCATCATATCCTCATCCCGTGTGCCTACGGAGATAAGGTGATGGATGATAACCTTTTCATTTTGACCTTGACGATGCAAACGCTTGTTCGCTTGTTGGTATAGTTCAAGACTCCAATTAAGGCCGAACCATATTACATGGTTACCGCCGTCTTGTAGGTTTAACCCATATGCAGTTGATGCGGGATGTGCTAGTAGTATGTCAATCTTGCCGGCGTTCCAATCGAACTCTTCATCGGCACCTTTTAACTCCCGTACACGCAGATCCGTTTTTGCCAGGGCCTCCTTCAACCTGGCACAATCATGTTTAAAATTGTAGAACACTAACGCTGGCTTACCATGTAGTTGTTCGATAAGCTCCATGAACGCTTCTATCTTGCAATCATGGATTTCATGGACGTTACGCTCATCATCATACACGGCGCCGTTGGCCAACTGTTGGAGTTTGTTGGATAACGCAGCCGCACTCATGGCGGTGATTTCCTCATCTACTCCAAATACTTCAAGGACGGCATCGCGTTCCATGCTTTCATAGGCTTTCTTCGCCTTAGCATCTAACACCACAGGCACCGTATCATACACAATCGGTGGAAGGTCTAAGTAATCACTAGCCTTCATCGATATACATAATGGGGCTATGGCTGACATAATCGCATCATCTGTATTCGCCTTTGGCTTGTAGCTGTAGATCACATCGCGTCCCCGTTGGTCTGGGTCAAAATAATGTTCCCTAAATGCGGTGTATGTCTTACCTAATGTTTGGCCACGGTCTAATAAGTAAACCTGGGCCCATAAGTCAATCAACCCATTCGGCGATGGTGTGCCGGTTAACAGCACCATTCGGTTGATATGGTTGTACATGTTCGATAAGTCCTTGAATCGTTTGGCACGATGAGATTTAAACGAACTCGATTCATCGACTACCACCATGTCGAATGGCCAGGCGTTCTTATAGTAACTCACTAGCCACGATACATTCTCGCGATTGATGATGTAGATATCCGCCGGGTTATTTAACGCTTGTATGCGTTTCTTTAACGGACCTAGAACTGTGGATATTCTAAGAATACCAACGCCGTCCCATTTGGCCGCTTCACGTTGCCAGGTTGCTTCCGCTACTTTTTTAGGCGCTATGATAAGCACCTTCTTAACTTGAAAGTAGTTATATTTCAACTGGTAGATGGCGGATAGGGTTATGATGGTTTTTCCTAAGCCATTCAACCCATATCCAAGAATAGCCCTATCTTTTGTTGCTTAATCACTCGTGAAATACAGTAATCTTGATAGGGATGTGGCTTGAATATCATACGGCATCACCTCCTAATCTTTAACCGTGCATCCGTATTTTGCCTTCTGCATTTTGTGACGGATTTTTCGAACGTTTGTCATGATATATGACTGTACGACGGTATCATCATGATCCTTCGCTTTTTCGTACTTACTAAGTAATTTGTACAAGCTATAATCGGAACACATGCCATGACATCCAGGTGTACGCCTGGTACAGTTCTTACACGGAACTCTCGCCATGAATACCACCTTCATTCGTTAAGTAATCCTTAACGGCTTCAGGGCCGTATAGGATGTAAACGGTCTGCAGTAGGCTCAATAGTTTCTTGCACTGCACATCCTGTAGTTGGCTTAATCGACCTCGTGTCGTTTTAAGCTCTACGAATTGAACGGTACCGTCCGGCCATATCACAATCCGATCAGGCACCCCGACGTTGCCCGGCGATACGAACTTATAGGCCTTACCGCCCAACTCTCTAACACCCCGAACCAATTTCTGTTCGACTAGTTTTTCAAGCATCTATCACACCTCCATTTTGAGATTATCATTTACGCCAGGTAACAAAGTTACACTTTTTTTCTTTACATATAGATACATACCCCATTTAACCCCGTTTAACCCCTATAACGTACTTAAATATATATATTTCTACTACATATATATATAAATGTTACCTTTATATATAATAAGTACTATAAATATAGATAAATACTAGGTTTGTTAGGGTAACATTCTAGGTAACATTCGGGTAACATTCGGGTAACATAGTAACATTCTCAGGTAACATTCTTTTTGAGAATATGGGGGTATTTTCAGGAATGTTACCTTCGAAAATTACATCAATCCGGGTATAATTGAGAATCCTCTTTGGGCTCCATAAGGCCCAAATTTTTTCATCGAATCAAACCTCATTAAGAATGGAATGTTATCTAAAATTTGATTAATCTCTCGGCTGTCCGACTTCTTCATCCAAGATAATGGACGTCCAAAACATTCAACCCATACTTCTGCAGCGCATACCCTGTCACGGAAGACCAGCACCTGTCCAGGTACCGCATGTGTGCCTGACATAAACATATCCCGTGCTTTAGGTGACATTGTGCTCCAGTTCTCAGGTACTTTCTGTTTCAAGAACTCAGCTACCACACCTGCTTTAGCATTTCCTTCCATATGGCTTTCACGGGCTAAATTTGCAAGGCGAAGTACTTCCTCATTATCTTCAATAATTAAGCTTTCCCCTTGGCGGTATCTAGCTTTGGCTTCCGCCCACATCTGGTCCACTTCACCAGGTAAATTCTTAAATACATTTTTCGTTGGTTTCTTTAAACCAAGCTGAATTGGCCAGAATCTGCGGTTGCCGGTGATATCCTTTAAGAACTCGTGTTGATTAGTGGAACCAAAGAACACGCATTGACGAGGGTATTCTTCCGTTCGTCTGCCATACGCCTTACGGAATACGTCAACCTGGCGTGATAAGAATTGTTTCGATGCATTTTCTTCCGCCTTGGAATACCCGGCCATTTCACCGCCTTCAACTAACCAACTATTTTGGATACTTTCGGCAGCTTCCTTACCGTCAAACGTGTTAAGCCCATCAGCGTACCAATCTTTGCCCATTAATCGAATAAGAGATGATTTCCCTATCCCTTGGGCACCGACTAATACAGGCATCGTGTCATACTTGCATCCAGGTTCGTAGGCACGTGCTACTGCAGCTACGAAGGCCTTGCGACCTACCGCACGGGTATACACGTTATCCTCTGCGCCCAGGTAATCGATGAAGATTGTATCTAAGCGTTCCACACCGTCCCAGGTGAGACTATCTAAATAATCGGTTACCGGGTTGAATGCGTTTTGTTTCGCTATCAGTAGCACACTATCAAGGACCTTATCTTTACCCGTGATATCGAATCGGTTTTCAAGGTACCATTGAATGCCACTATCATCAGTGTCAGTCCATATGCGTTTACCGTGTTCCGATAGGGCCCAGGGTAAGGCACCCATCGCCATATACCGACTACCGAACTTATCGTATGCGATACGCCCCTTGATGGCCGGGTCATGCGTTAAAATCTTAAGGATATTATCACGGGTTTTCTTAAGGCCATTGTTCTCGTTATACTTTAAATCCGCAGACTTCATCCATTCAGTCTCGAGCATAGCGTTGGCGTCAAGGTCGGTCACATCGGTAGTATTAGAATTACTTATCGATTCTTGGAACACGTTCGTAGCTGACTCACGCGCGCGTTCTTGTTGGATACTGATGGCCACCTCTGAGTCCTCAAAGGCGAGTTTACTCATCGCAAGGTACGATGGCATCTTATGCGGTGGTGTGCCGTCCTTGGCCGTCTCGTCGAGGTCATGGAACTTATGAAGGCGAACCAAGTCAAAGGCGTTCACGAGTTGGCCACCGCACGGATCCGTATTGTGATGCGAGTACAAGAACTTATCATCGTCGTAGATTATGGCACCACCTATTGTCGAACCTTCGACGTAGGTTAGGCGGTCATTAGAGCCATCAACGTAAGCGTAGGCGTGAGGTAAGAACGTATCGATGGCTTCACGGATACCATACTGCCTACAAAAGGCCCCTACGATACCATGCTTAGTTAGAGGGTCCTGTTGCTTCGTAAGAAGCTGTTTCACTCTAACTGATGTCTCAGAGCCTGGTACCTGTGGCCATGACGCCACGTCCCGCCAATCGGTGTATTCCGCTAAGATTCCGTCAGCCGATAAGAACGGCTTATCCGCATATCGGAATACATATTGTGCATCGCTAGAACATCCTGGCCAGTACATAAGCCTCGAGGCTTCGAACGTAGTCGAGTCCATCATGCCGATACCGATTAAGCTGGCCACCTTACGCGCGATAGGCTCGTACTCATCCGGTGTCATAGTGCGGTCAGTTGGAATGACTACCCGTAACCGCGGACGGTGAGGTGTGTGCGAACGTGTACTGTATACGACGTATGCCATACCTAAATTGTCCACTGTACGCACTACATTATCCGTTTGGCCAGGCTCAATAGCGTCAAGGTCAAGGGTGATAAGGTCACGACCGGTGACATTAATCGCCTTACGTTGGAGACCGATTAAGCTACCACCGACGAATCCGCCGATGTCCTTCAGTTTAGCCTGTGCGGACTTTGGAAGCTGATGATACTGCTCAACGGTCTCCGTAGTACGCTGAGGCGTGCGAAGCCGTTCAATAAACTCGGACCACATCAGCTCCGTTTGAATCCATTGTTTAGACGTGCGACTTTGGCCTACGCTAATTATTAGTTTTTTGTCATTAATCATATGGCCAACGCCCTTTCTAATCCTTCATATAATAATCACTTGTGAATCCGGCGGCAGATAGGTGTAATCCTTCCGCCCAGGGAATCGGAGCCCCAAATAAAGCGTTAACCTTATCAAGGGTTTTCTCCTTATCCTCGGCCGAGATTTCCATAACCGCTTCATCGTGGATGTGCATAGTAATTGGGTATCCGGCTATCGTTAATCGTCTCAACGTAACTGCAAGACAATCTCGAGCAACGGCTTGGGTAATGTTTTCTACGAGTTTTCCACCGTAGGTACTATCATCCACCCAGGCGTTGTTGAATTGCGCCTTGAAATGAACGGCGTCCTTACCGAATTGGTTTTCTTTGATATATGCCCCTGGATAGAATAGCTTCCGTCCGCTAGGTAGCTCAATCGTCATGTAACGATAGCCGTATATCGGATCAATTTCTAAACGAAATATAATGCCGTGGTCAAGGCCCATAGGGTTGCCTGTGGTTACTGTGTACACCGCAGCGTTTTCCACCTGGTACCATAAATCACGAATACGAGGTGATGCTTCACGCCATAACCGGACGATATCTGGAAGTTCTTCTTCTGATAGCCCCATATCAAGGGCGCCCATAGCCTTTAATGCGTTCACGCCGCCTTGATATCCTAGGGCCAGTTCGGCGACCTTGCCCTTTTGGCGAAGGTGACCATTCTCGCCATGTTTTACAACTGGAACACCAAACATCGATGATGCCGACGCGCAGTATATATCGCCGTCATGGGCGAATACTTGTTGACGCCATTGCTCACCACTTAGCCAGGCTATCACCCTAGCTTCAATAGCGGAGAAGTCAGCCACGCATAATGTCTTACCGTCAGGAGCGATAATAGCCGTACGGATTAACTGTGAGAGTGTATCAGCTACATCCCCATATAAAAGTTCGAGCCCTACACGATTACGATGTGTCACGAGAGAACGTGCGACATCAAGTGTTTCGATGTAGTTTCTTGGTAGGTTTTGGACCTGAATGAGACGTCCTGCCCATCGTCCAGTACGATTGGCGCCGTAGAACTGTAACACGCCCCTGAGGCGATAATCTGATCCCCAAGATTCTTCCATCTTGACGTACTTTGATACGGATGATTTGGCTAGTTTCTTACGTAAGGTAAGAACGCGTTTGGCCACTTGGTTAATATCACTCTTGAGAGCACTATCAACTGTATCCTTCGTTAGATTAGGCAGGTTAGCCCCTGTGTTGGTGTTAATCCAATTAAGGAGTGCTTGCGTAGAATTTGGATTGGCAAGCCGTGTAATTTCCTGTGCCTCCTTTGTAAGGATGTTCGTGTTTTCTTCATCGATGCAAAGAGCACCAATAACCAGGTCATGGTCGATGAGTACACCGCGATTATTGATTTCAATATCGATGTACCAATCGTTCCACGTCTCATCAGGTACAGGAAACGATGCGAGCCGTTTGTAACATTCCATTTCAGTGACTACGTCTTGACGATTGTACTCGACATAGGTTCGCCACTTTTCTGGCTCGTGATGTGGCAGGTTACGAGTTCTACCGCCATTCGATTTAGTCGGCTTACAAGGAATACTAAAATATCGGATTAAAGCCTTGCCAGCTTTATCCTTTAATTTATCTTGAGGTAGACCTAGAGCCACGCCTAACTTAGCAAGGCCCATAGGATACCCTAAATAGGCTCCGTGTATCATCGTACAGCGCCATTGACGTAATAGGGTAGTATATCCGGCCTTATTGAGACATGTGATTTCAAACTGTGCATTGTAAGCATGTTTAATGACAGCCGGATTCTGTAAGTCTGCAATCACCTCATCCGGTATTGTTTCACCCTGTGCTAGATCCACAACTTCAACCTGGCCAAACTTGTACGCATATGCGAATAGGAGGATTTCAAAATCCTCCGCTTCGACATATTTGTATACACCTGCGCCGATGTCATTGGATGAGAATGTTTCAATATCAATGTTTAAATGGCGCATAATGGCCACCTATTACATTGGAAGGCCAGTAACAGGGTTGATGGCGGGCGCTGCCTCAGCACCGCCAAATACATTTGCTGCGCTACCTTGAGGAGCACCGAATACGGATGCAGCGGATGCAGGTTGGCCACCGCCAAGAGGTTCACCATCACGTACTTTTTGTACAGGACCTAAACCGGCGGAGATACCAGAGGATTGGTTATTGTAGAAATAGAAGTTAACCAATACGTTGGCATACATGCCAGAGTATACTTGGCCAGGTTCAGTAAGTGGTTGACCTTGAAGGTCGACTACTTCTGGCTTGAATTTCATGGATTGGGAAGCATTGAATACGTAATGACCTTTACATTCAGGGCCGTATTCTTTACCGCCTGGAGTATATCCATCACCATCATGAATTGGTGTTTTAGGTTGCGCTGGTACTTTGGCACCATGTTTCACACGAGCATCGGCAATTGCTGCTTCAATAGCTTGACTAATTGCTTGAACTTGTGCGGTATCAGATTTAGGTACAAGGATCATCGCGCTATATTTAGCTTCGCTAAAATTGTTAGGGTTAGTATAGGGTTCAAGCAAATGAACGAAAGATAAACGTACATTTTGTAAAAGTACTTCTGTTGGTTTGCATTGAAAAGCCATAATTAATTACCTCCATTGGTATTAAACACTTGCGCCGCACTAGGTTGATTTGTGATACGTGGGCGCTTATCCGTATCAACTACAAGAGTAGGTTTTCCAGGATTCTTAATGACCTGGTCGCCTACGAGTTCATTAAATTCCTTCTTACCGATGGCCTTTTCGATTTGAGCCAAGGTAAGAACCTTACGTTCGTAAAGGATAGATTCATCTACCCCTCCATTAATAAGGGTTTGAATTGCTGTATCGCCATCTTGGAATACACGCGAACCTCTGCCCTCTACGGCTTTCCAACCAGGCACTTCAGCACCGGCTAAGGATTCAGATAATGCGTATTCCTTGATATCTTTGTACCAGGATTCGATATCCTTGCCACGTTCCAGGTAAGTGCCGAGTTCTTCAAGACTGATAAGTCGAGGGTCTTGGTTCGTGAATACGTGCATCGCATCGAAATGCTCACATCGTGTCCGACATTGAGCTTTTGCTCTACAGAACCCACACCAGGCGCCAGCCTCAAACGTGTGGCCTTCCATTTCGTAGGCCTCTTTAGCTTTAGGCGCGACTACCTCCTCACCCCATTTACGGAGCTCATCGGAGGCCATTTCAAACTCTGAAATGTTGTTAACTCGAGGCTGTATAATAGCCATCTTAATAGTGCTGAACTTATACAAGAGACTATAATCGTGCATAGCCCCAAGGGCGTATAACATCATTTGCGGATTATGATCCGCATCAACTACAACACCTTTACCATGTTTATAATCGACAACGTGGAGCGTATCACCGGCTAAGATGATACAGTCCGCCGTACCGAATCCTTCAGGTACGTATTGACTAAAGTCAACGCGCTTTTCGATAACAACTACCGGAGCGACTTTGTAACTTAGCATGATGGACTTGATATATTCAAGATATACGTCTGAAGTTTCGTCCATTTCAGGGGCCCATAACTCATTCTTTTTGAGTTTGTTATAGGCCCTGGTGTAGGTGCCTTTGGCCATTGTGGTAGTGTATTTCTTAAGTTTCAATTCACATAGTTCATGTGCGAGGGTTCCTTCCTTTGCATATTCTGATGTAGTATCAGGGAAGGTCGCCTCTAAACGAGGCGCCCCCGTACAATGTAGCCACCTATGGGAACTTGATGCGCTTAGTAGCGCATGACTAGCCATTAGATTCGAGCCCCCATGTTGCGAAGGTCAACTACGAGGCTTGGGAATTGGTCTTTTGGAAGCTCAGGAAGGCTTGCCACTTTGTATTTTTGCATTAACCCTACAATTTCATTCGTACGGCCTGCATCCATTAATGGTTGCAACGCCACTTGAATTTCTTCCAGTGTGTATTCCTTAACCGGTGCTACAGGTACAGCCGGTGTAGGCGGTGCTTGCGTTGGTTCTGGAGTCGTTGGTACCGGCACAGATGTCGGTACCACAGGTGCTACTGGAGTAGGTTGAGCGACTGGAGCCACCGGTGGAGCTTGGACTGTGGCGGGTACCATAGGGGCTGTGGGCGGTTCTTCCGTCGTAGGTATATTACTGTAGCTGAGGAACAATTTAAGTTCTTCACAAAGGGATACATAGTTTTTTGCTTCAAAAGTAATTCTGATCATGAGGAAATCCTTTCTAGTTAATATCTAAATAATGCCGTGAAAATGTAGCAGCATGAGAATACAAACACCTATGATGATGAATAAGACTTGGCAAGCCCTAGTCACCCAGGTATCCATTTTATTAAGTCGCTCCGAAACAATCTTTTCACGTTTAGATTGTTCCCTTAGGGATTTTGATACCTCCCACGGACTAGGTGGAGGCGTAATAGGTGCCTTAGGTGAAATTAACTGCTCTATTACAGTATCTTTCACAATCCGTTTTCTTCTATTCTTCCGGGCCATTCGCAATACCCCCTAAGATAATTGTTCTTTGGGTTTTGTAAATCCCGGTTTATCAATAAATTCCATAACCGTACTGGTTACTGCCTTTGCAAACGTGTGCGGGTCTTGGCTATAGTCGTGAGCGATAGCTACTACTGCACTAGCTAACATTGCGCCAAGTACCTTCTGGTCTGTTAATGTTGTTCTACATGCACAACGGCAGGAGCTGTAGTCTTCGCTCAAATCCATAGTGATTGATAGTGTGTGAGTTTTAGGTTTATTCATAGTGACCTCCTAAATGCGACGTTGCGCAGCAACTTCTTGCGTTAACTCATCAACCAATCGTTCTAACTTAGAGATACGACTTTGGGCATCCTTGGCTTCCGCTACGTAGTCTGCGCCCTTGCCAGTCTTAAATGCAAGATTAATGGTGTACTGATTTTCAGCGCCCAATGCCATACCAGCACCAATCATTACACGTTCATTAGGGCGATAGAATGCTCCCAATGCTACTGCGTTAGCATTGCGGTAATGCCCATAGCTAATCGCAAAAGATGCTTTATCATTACGATTAAAGTCGAGTGGATGCAAGCCACTTAACGCAGCACTAGATGCCCCCAACTTGTTAATGCGTTGGTTTGTAGTATTGATACGATTGTTAATTTCACCGGCCATGTTGTATTGGCGGTTTTCCAAATTCGTGATACGCGTTTCGTGGTTAGCAGATGTATCTTGAAGTGCGCTGATATCAGATGTATTAGTACGCACCTTTGCACCGATGGTGTTAATTTCATCGTATGCGGCGTACAATTGGGAGCCGTTGACAGCGTCCAAGCTGTCCGCCTCAACACGCCCTGCGCTCACGTTTTGGAGTTGTCGATTATATTGAGCCACGCCACCTGCACCCGTGCGAGCTTTGGAGCCAAAGGATACAACTGCGCCCGGTTGTTCGCCTGCGAAGATGTGACGAGTGCCGTTAAGGTCTACACCGTCAACGCCTACCGCATCATCGGTCACCGAGTTGGTGCCGATGGCAACGGCGTTCGCTTTATCGGCTAATGCATTATTACCAAATGCAACGGCGTCTGTGGCTACGGCTTTGGAGTGCGTACCAAATACCAACGCGCCTTGTCCACTAGATTCGGAATTAGAACCAAACAACAACTGTTCCTTTTGGGGACCAATTTTGTTATTGTAGCCTACTACGGCGGACTGACCGCCGGCTACGGTACCATTGTTAGCACCAACCGCGACCGAGTTTTCTCCGGTCACATTGTTGGACCGACCAAGGGCCACGGAACTTTCGCCTGATACGAACGCGCCATTACCGATAGCAACGCTATCATAGGACGCCGTTCTAGCCTGATTACCTATCGCGATAGTGTACTCCACTAAGCTTTCAGCATGGGAGCCAAACGCGAAGGAGTTACGGCCGGATGCTTTTGCATCGTTACCACCGGCGAAACCATTTTCGCCGGAAACCGTATTATTCGTACCAAAGGCGATGGCGTTTGGAGAGGATACTGTATTTTGTGTACCTGCAACAAAAGCGGATGTAGCGTTTGTAGTTGTTGTATTATTCGTACCAATCACTAGGCTTGCATCACCATTAGCGGTGCCATTAGGACCTAAATTACTACCTTGTGCGAATACGTTAACCGCTAATGCGGAAATCGCGAGCGTGGATACAATTACTTTCTTGTTCATAGCTGAAATACCTCGTATAATATAAGTGTCAAATTATTTTGATAGGACCGTGTCAGTAGTTCCAGTACTGATGCGGTCGTTTTCTTTTGGGCGTTTAAGAATATCAAAGTCAGAAGGACCGCCGATATCAACTTGTGCGTGCGCCCAGGTCTCATAGTCAAAGCCATATTTCTTGAGCTCGGCTACGGCTTGCTTACCTGAAGCGGAACGATCAATAATGTTATTCAATGCGTTTCGCGCGGACTTCAGCTTACGAATCTCAATTTCGTAAGGCTTGGCTACTTCGAGGACTGCATGCCACTTTTGGCCCTTCTCAGAGTTAACATCAAGATTGTCATACCACCAGTCGTGGAGCGGTTTGCACATACGCTTGATGAAGTTATCCGCATCAGGTACTAGCTTATTGGCTAGCGTGCCGTAGCCAAGTTCTTCCAAACGTTGGGCGCCTTTCCGTGCTTCACGTAAGCCGTTAATGACTTTGTGGAACGCTTCAGCAGCTGCTACACGTCCGTCAGCCTCAAGGCTAATGTAGTGTGATTCGAGCGCTACGCTTTCTGCTTCTGTTTGTTCCAGAAGCCTAGCGTTGTACAGACTTCTGACAAAAGTCCGTACGTTGTTCTTTGTAGGGTTCTGCATAGGAACCTCCTTTCTGCTAAATTGCAAAATATACTACTACTAGGGCTCCGTACCAATTGGCCATCATTGCCCGTGTGAGGATTGCCTCACTTAATACTGGCTAAATTCAAATAATAACCCGATATCGATACTTAACTTATCGGCCAAGATAACTGCCTTCCTAAAGGACATCGACTTATTGGTGCCCTTGAGATGACTGTATAGGGTTGCATAGTGCATCCCGCACATCTCAGCGACATCTTGAATGGATAAGCCCTTATCGGCTAGCACCTTACGAAACACTTCAGGCCGGAGGCGATAACCAAAGCGGTTGCCCCAGGTCTTTTGTTGAATCGAGCACTGGTCAAATAAGAAGTCGATTCGTTGGCCAAGGCCTTTCGCTACCAACCTGGCTGTGCATATTCGCACGGGTTGATACTGCGATATCTTAACCAATGTTGTGGAGCTTACGCTGATAACTTCGGCGAAACTACACAGCCCGTATGGTGTGTTATCATAGATCAGTTTCTTAAGGTCAAAACTGTTCTTTAACCGCATCATCGGGATAATTGGTTTCCGCCTCATCGTTGTCTCCTTTTGAGCCGTCTGATTGTTTGACCTTGCTCGGCCACAATCCATAGGGTTACCCCCAGTGCGCATTGCACAAAATACTGAGTAAAGCCTATCCGGTCAATCTCGAGGCTACCAACGGAGCCCATAAGGATTAATCCGGCTACTAATTTAAGAAATGCATGCATGATTAAATGCCTCCTTGATGTACTCTTCACTTCTCCCTGTTCGAGTCAGGTATGTTTCAAATCCGAACCGGTCAATGACGAAGGTTCGTTTCTTGCCCTTGCCATAGCAATAGGCGAAGGCTTTATAATGGTTATTAGCGATGCCCTCTCTAACCGCGGTAAGGGTTAGGCCTAAAACGCTAGCCATTTGTTTCACTGTAATGGTGGGGTTCATAGTAGGATTAGCACCGTTGCAAAGTAGATGATGGCAACGACTAACGTTACAAAGGATAACAGTCCGAGTATTCGGTTGAACCAGAGGTCGTACTTGGCGGTTTTTGGTGTTACTTGGACAATAAGGTTTTCGATGGTATATTCATCTTTTTCAGTATTCATAGTTACCTCCTGTATTTTGTTAAAATCTTAGCATTCCGTAACGGTTTAACCGTAATTCACTATAAAAAAATAATGTCATCATATGCCACATTGAACACCTCTTGAATCTTCTTAATGTGTGGCACGTCCGGAAATGAGCGCTTACGCTCCCAGTTCCCCCAGGTGTCAACTGATACGCCAACATGCATTGCCGCTGTTACCTGGGACCAATTTCTTGATGCCCTCAACATCTTCAGCGTGTACTTCATGGGCTACCTCCTTTCTGGTGTGTATGTCCTGTTTACAGTTTTCATTGTAGTACGGATAAACCGTAATGTCCATAAATTAATCATAAAATATTGTAAAATTTCCGTAAAATATTGATTTTTTTACGTGAATACCGTAATATATAGGTATATTAACGATATTAATTTGAGAGGATTACATCATGAGCGATTTGGGCAATAAAGCCGTTATGGCTGAAAATATCCAACGATTAATGGATAGCCGAGGCATAGATCGTAATAAAATCTGCGCTGACTTGGGCTTTAAATACACGACCTTTACAGATTGGGTTAAAGGTAACACCTACCCTAGAATTGATAAAATAGAGATGATGGCGAATTATTTTGGGGTTCCTAAATCTCAATTAATAGAAAAATATGTTGACGATGGATATTATTCAGATGCGGAAGCAGCAGAATTTGCGGAGTACCTACGTACACGTCCAGGTGCACGCATGCTCTTTTCTGCAGCAAAAGATATTACTAAAGAGGAGATGGAAGAAACAGTCAAGTATATAGAGTTCTTAA